ATAACCCGAAGGTCAACCGGATATTCGCCGACCCAATACCAGTACTGATATAGATATTGCGTGTGCACAGGAAACCCACCGAAGCAACCTACATGGTGCTCTTTATCGCCTTTACGCATCGCTAAGCCCTCTGCTTTCTAGCTCCTCAAGTCGATTAAGGCGCTCCTTAACCCTCTGACGGTGCAGTCGCTGACGCTGTGCGTTCGTTAGTGCCTTGCCGGACGGCTTAGGCCCTCGCTTGCGCTTTTCGCCGAGCAGATCTTCGGTTTGCTTATCGTTCTGGTCTTTCATAGGTAAACACCCAAGCCAGCAGCCTTGCAGACCATAACGGACACATCCTCAAAGCCATCAATGTCAAGAACACCCGCAGCACAGAGACCCTGAGCAAAACCAAGGAGACGTTGAGGGGTTAAATCACCGGAGCGAGCGTCAGACAAGTAATCGTCAACAACTTCGGACAGGTAGTCATTATTAGTCAGCGCAACGCCGAGCACGTAACGCAATTCCTGAACAGACGGAACAAGTAACCAAGGGGCTGTAATTGTCATGAGAATCTCCTTTTCCGTGAGGCTTCATTATATCCGTTACGTAACGGGGTTACAAGTATTATTTCCATCATCCCCGCATAGCATCGGATTTCCGGCCATCAGGACGGCGGAGGATTAATGGTGGAGGCGGGCTGACTGCCGCTGGTCGCTCCGCTCGCTGCGGCAGCAGTCCGGTTTACAAGTTCCGATCCATTGGCCCACTGTGAGGACGATCCCCGGCCTGACCACGGAGTGGCAATGCTTCCGTCAACGTCGCACTTCCAGTTGATGCCATCGGGATATTGCTCGCACTCAGACGCGACGATGTACCGGTTTCCATTGAACTCAGAAGTCAGAAGGATCACGTCTGGCATGGTGCCACGCTTTAACGGTTCGTCAGGCTCCTGACCATAACCAACCCTAGAGGCCCATTGAGGCTGATCTGCAGGCGCGGTAGATCGCTTGATATACCCACCGACACGCCAGATTGGCGATTCCTGCGGCCCGACTGGCACCGACACAACAGGCGCAGGCGCAATCTGCACCTGACGAGGCATCAGCTCAGGCGGCAGCGGGTTAACCAGCGCAGGCGCAGCAACGGCCACAGGTTCAGGCTCCTCCTCAACGAGCCCCATACCCCCGAAGAACAGCGTGAAGATGTACCAGATCAGGAATGGCACCGCGATTACCGGCACCACGAACGACGCAATCAACCAGGGCGATTTGAGGATATTCGCCCGCTTGTCTGCCCTGCTCTCGTTGCCCACATCGCCCGTCTGGCTCTTCGTGCTCGACTTGTAATACTTCCAGATATCACCCTCATATTTGTCAAACACAGAGCGCGTAAGCTGGCTTTTGGGCGGCTTCTGGCCAGTCACCGCACCCCGGTAGATATCGACCCGAAAGCGGCTATCAGCACCCACAGCATCGAGCTTGGTCATGCGGTACGTCATCGCCACAAGCTCGCGAGCGAAGGCCGCAATCTGGCTCAGGTCCTGACTGACCAGAACAACTCGCGTCGTATTCCCGAACTCGTCAACGTTGTGGCCATGCTCGGCAAGAAACTCCTTGTCCTTGAAGTTGACCATGTTCGTTTTCATGCCAGAAGGCCATCGACGCCAGAGCTCATCGAGGATCACCACGGCGCCGGGCGGAAACTGGTCACACAGGTTCGGGTCTTTGAACCAGTCCGAGGCAAGCTGATGGATCAGGTCACCGAATTCCTGCTTGAGCGCGTCCGTGAGCGGGATATTCGTGTAGACATGCCGCCCCTCACGAAGAGACGGCAGAATCACGTTCTTGACCACTGAATAGCTCTTTCCAGAGCGAGGCAGGCCGGTATATGCGTCGATTGCCATAGATCACCCAATAACCGGTATGCGGCGAATCAGAAAGCGAATCCCGTACGCAGCAAGCGCCATAGCGATGGCCTCAGGAACGGCGAACTTCGTCGCGAAGAAAATCACGCTGGTGGGAATGCCGCCGAAGGCGCTTTGAGCAGTGTGAACGAAGTCCGGCACCGGAATGGCCGCCAGCAGCGCCGCAAACCCATCGAGAAGCTCAGCCCAAAGCTTGCGAGGAACCCAGAGCAACAGGTCCTTAAGCCAGCTGGCAAAATCACCGAGTAAATCACCCATAACGCCCCCTTAAGCACTCATCAGAATTCGAACGGCATTCAGCGCGCCCATGGCCAGAAACACGGCATAGAGCGGGTCGAGCCAGCTGGAGTTGTCACACACGCCCTGACCGGAAATCGTGCCAATAGGCGTTGACGCCGAAGACATCGAGCAGCTACCACCACTCGGCATAGAAATACCCTTAACGCCTGCAATCAGCGGAGCCGCTTCTACTTTGGCCTTGAAGCCTTCAAGCGCTTCACCGAAGCCCGGCACTTCCTCATTCTCAGGCCCGCCGAACTCGTCACCCTCCTCTTTGCTGCATTCTTCACCCGGCTTGCAGTTAGCTTTATCGCCCATGCCCTTACCGCAGTTAGCTCCAGTACACGTAGTATTTTCGGAAACGGTATTACCGTTACCGTCTTTATGGGTGACAGTCTTATTGTTTGTTGTTTGAGTAGTGCAGCTATAGGCCCCAACACAGTTTGTATGCGTCGCGACATCCTCTTTAACAATAGTTTTCGATCCGTCGGGGTTATTAGTTTCGGTCACGCTTGTTCGGATATCTACGCCAGTCGCTGAAGGAGCCTTACCGATACACTGAAAAGTCCCATTGACAGAGCCGCAGTTAGATTCACCGGGTTTGTAGTCAAAGTTGCTGGAATGACATACACGGCGACCCTCGCCATCAGTCGTATAAGTACATGGCCTTTCTTCTTTCTCAATTGGCGCGGGGTCTGGATTAGCACACTCAGTAGCAGGATCGCATGCGCCTTCGTCATTAGGACTTTTTGCGACTGCGAAATCACCATCGTCTGATGTCTTTCCAGAGAACGCGACACCTACGCGGCACTTATTGACACTGGACTGAATCTGTCCACCCGTTGCGAAGTTGCGAACAGGAGCCATTTTGCAATGAGCAACATCTACAACCGTTGTTTCACAACCTTGAACAGTGGTCGGGGGCGGCGTCTGCGGATTCCCATCGCTATCGAACGTGACATATATATCGGTGAAACCAGTTCGACCGCCAAGGTTCTTACATTGTGATGGCGTGTCAGCACGTGTGAAATCAACGCACTGTCCCTCAGAGTTTTGGATACGACCGAACCCGGTTAAAGCAGGCTGATCCTCTTCGCATGACTCGCCAGGGTTACCCGGCGGCGATTCGCATCCGCCAATATTAGGATCATAGGTCTCGCCCGGCTCGCAGGATGCGCCGCGTCTTGTGGCACCGTTGGACCACTTACCGGAAGGCAACAGCACGCCTTGCCCGTTTCGACGCAGCCCAAGCGTCTCACAGCCGAAGGATGTCTCACCCCTCGTTATATTCTGTTGATACTGTTCATAACCGGGGTTAGCACTAACATAGTAAGCATGGTTCGCGTTACACGCGGCAGTACCGCTTGTGTATCTAACATTTGCGTCAGGAAAAGGGACAGTCCAATAGTAACTTTCAGCACTCACAAACGCCGGCGCAGTGAATATCAGAACAAATAAAATCCGAGAAATCCCTTTCATCACTCCCCCCAAAACGCAAGCGCCGCGCTTAATCCGCCAAACAGGAATATCACCAAGTAGTACAGCTGATCCATATCGCCTCCTGAAACAAAAGAAGGGCCGCATGGGCCCTTCGTTGCAACGCCCGAACAGGATCGCCTTAGCGGATCATGGCAAGCAGTTTGCGACCGCCCATGGCGGCAACTTTGACCAAGGCGATAACGCCGCAGATGGCCAGAACACCGGCAACGACGTCAGTAACGGATACAGCAGAGATGATTGCTTCCATGTTGTTTTTCCTTTCAGCGAATGACAGAGAGAAGGCCGCGAGCACAACGCCCGACAAACCAGCAGGTTGCAACAATTACAAATCCAGCCATGAACGCACCGCTAATCATTGCGGGATCAAGCGACTCAAGGCTGAATGGCTCAGGCACCGGGACCAATGTCCAAACGCCAGAACACAGAGGAGCGCCATCCAGCGACACGGCAACCTCACCGTCGCAGCGAATAACGCCCGAAGTCATGCCCGCACCCACGCAATGGCAACGAAGGCGACGAAGACACAGACGCCCACCCAAATGACCAGAGAGCAGGTGACGGAAATCATTACGCGTTCGCCTGTTTAGCCGGCGCAGCGTAAGCAACTAGCACCGGACTCACTTCCAGACCACCGAACCGCGACGGATAAAAAGACGAGTCATCCAGCGTGTAATCACCCGGCGCGTAAGCGGCTTGCCCATCACGAAGGCTGATTTTGATTTTGTCCGGGTAGCTTTCCCCGGCCTTGAACATGAGCGCCGATTGTTCGCGGATTTCATACGGCTTTTGCGTCCTCTGAGAGGTGCCAGACTTGGTGACCAGCTTGCTAGATTCGATCTTAATAACGAGTGCCATTGTGGAAAACCTCACTTTTGTATTTGTGTAAAAGTAGAAAACGATCAAAGTAGAACCGTTCCATTTGTGAAGGTCAAGGCTTTTTTTCTACTTGGAAACTTGTATCGTGATGCAGGTCAAAAAAACCGACCCATAGGAGATCCAGAACACGTGAAAAGCCTAAAGCTAGACAGCGATGAACTACACCATCGCTTCAAACGATGCTGCGTGGAATCACAGACAACAATGCTTGATGCAGTGCGTCAAATGGTGACGCAATGGTGTGAGGACGTGGAACGGCGAAAACCCGGCCTGCGACCAACTGAACAGACCAAAGAGACTCCCGCCATTCGCCAGAAGCCCGGCAAACCCAGCCGCCGCCGTCAGCTCGACGCCAACGGTCAGACGGAAATCCCCATTTCCGAACAGAAACCGGAAGATTCCACCACGCGCGCACTAGCCGACTTGGAGCGGATAACCCGCCGACACCGTACAGCCTGACGCCTTTCGGCAGCACGTCGTCAGTGCCTTTGCTGGCGTACTTGGCGAGATAGCCAACCGCGTTGCGCGCCCATTCCGTGCGCGTCATGCCGTGAGGCCACCACCCACGCTTATCGGCTTTGGGCATGGTGAGACCCTTCGGCAGCCACACCAACACGTGGTAATGCGGGCGACCGCGCTTGGTCAGCTCAAACACCCATGTATAGCGGAACGGGTGGCCCTTGCGCTTGAGCCATTCACGCACGTGTTTGATATAGCGAGACATTTGCTCGGAGTGCCATTCGACAGATTCACGATAAGTGAGGGTCACCATCAGCGCTTTTGAACCCCGCGGGGCTTCTTTGCTATGCAGACGCGCCGAAGTAATGACGTTTTTCTTAAGCCGCTTCAAACGCATAAGCCGCTGATCGATCTCAACAGCATCAGCGTTAGGATGAAACGTCTTCAGCGGAATGCTCGTGCCGTATTCGTGAGCCTGCGGCACGCCCGTTTCACAGCTAATCCGGCCATCCCACGTGTAAGGCTTCTTCTTTGCAGAAGCCAGCACGTCACTTGTTTTTATATGGACAAGCCCAGGCCCTTCGGGCCTTAGCGCCGCTTCGCGGCTTATGGCGTCAGCTTGACGATTGGCGATGTACTGGCGGAGCTGATCGGTCGACAGAAAGTCGAGCGGCGAGAGCGGTCGAGCAGGAAGAGTCAAGAGCAATATCCCTTTGGGTATTGCACTCCCTCCGATACTTATCTAACCTGCGTCTTGTCTAGAGGCGCGTTTCTGCTGGTACCGGGGGAACGCGTTTTTTTTCGTCCGTCGGAAAGTAACGGCGTTGAGTAGAAAAAGCAACAGCGGAGAAGCAGCCTCCGGCGGGTCTCGCTTGCGACGCTGCGGGAGCGCAGGGGGAAAAGCTCTCCCCTACTCTCCCTTGCGGAGGTTAGCGGTTCGAGGTGTGGTCAAGGGTCGCTTCGCTCTGATCCTCACCCGGTCCCGGCGATGAAGCTGCCGGGCTGCGGCTTCCGGTCAGCCCCTTGACTTGAGATAGATCGCGGCAACCGTCAGAAGGGAATAGGCATATGCGGACCAACGAAGCACGCCTCAAACTCTTTCTCGCGAGTCGCCTCACAATCTAGTTCCTGCTCATAAAGGTCGAGCGCCGCCGCAATACCTATTTCTTCGTCAATCCACTGGAACGCCTCAACAACTCGATCCATATGACGAACAACGCCGGTCTCAAGTAGCGCCAAGGCAAAACGCGGATGTGCATCTTGCGAAATGCTAGGAAACGGAATCCGGTCACGCCCTATGGCGTCACACATAACCCGAAGGTCAACCGGATATTCGCCGACCCAATACCAGTACTGATATAGATATTGCGTGTGCACAGGAAACCCACCGAAGCAACCTACATGGTGCTCTTTATCGCCTTTACGCATCGCTAAGC